AAGATTATTGGAACTCAACGTTTCAAAAACTTATAGATGAAAAAGCAGCAGAAACTGAAACCATTCCATCAGAATGGCGTGCAGGTGGACGTGCAACTAAAGCATTTCCTGATAAAGAAAACGATATTTGGTGGTCAAAGAATGGCCCTGAAATGGTTGATACTTTTATTCAGTGGTGGAAAAATTCTAATTGGCAAGTATATGTAGCCAACGATTTGCCACACATTGAAGCAGGGTTTAATGTTATGTTCGGTGATGTACCAGTAAGAGGATTTGTTGACCTTATTGCTGTAACACCTGATGGTCAGATTGCTGTCATTGATTATAAAACAGGAACATACATGCCAGATTCGGGTATGCAATTAGGTTTGTATGCTTGCTGTGTTGAAATGACATTAGGTGTTAGACCAACAAGAGGATTCTTTTATAATGCTCGCAGTGGTATTATGGAAGAAGTTACTGACCTTTCACGTTGGACAATTCCGTTGTTCACAGAGTTGTTTAAACAATTTGAAAGAGCATTAGCAGCAGAAATATTTTTACCTAGCATTGGCATGATGTGCAAATCATGTTCAGTAAATAAGTACTGCTACGCTTACGGCGGGGAGTTAGCAGGAAAGTACGACCCACTCGCATCTATAGATGAAGGAAACAAATGAGTACCAATCCAATAGAAGGGTTCGCTCAACAGTATAACTTTAAACTGGAAGGCGACCTCTACAATGTAAAAGTAAAAAATCATGATGAAGCAGAAGCACGTAAAGCACTTGAAGTATTTGCTGCTGTTTTACCAGAAATCATGGCAGTAAGAACCATGATAAATGCACAAGGTGTTTTAAAAGAAACATTAAATGCAACACCCATTGAACACAGGAACTCACCTTCACCAGTCTCGGTAACTGGCGGTAAGACTTGTAAACATGGTGAAATGAAATTGCGTTCTGGAACAAATGACAAGGGAACTTGGAACGGTTACTTTTGCCCAAGCCCTAAAGGGACACCAGACCAATGCAAGACCGTATTCGTTAGATAATTATTAGGGAGTAGTTGTGTTAACAATTAAGCAAGCCGCACGTCGGCATCTTGATGAACCACAATTACTCCCTGATTTATTTCCATCGTTACAAAAAGCAGGAATCAGATTTCGTCGTGCACAAGTAACAATGATTGCAGGACAGCCTAACTCTGGTAAATCTTTACTAGCATTATTTTATGCAATAAAAGCAGACAGACCAACATTATATGTTTCAGCAGATACAGATGCTTACACCACAAGTATTAGAGCAGCAGCAGTTATTACTGGAAATCAAATAAATACTATTGAAGAATCGTTTAAACAAGATGGCGCTGTTATTTACACCCAGGCGTTATCTTCATTAACTAATTTAGAATTTTCTTTTGACCCAAGTCCAACACTTGATGATATTCAACTGATGATACAAGCATACGGTGAAAAATATGGGCAGTATCCAGAATTAATAATCATAGATAACCTCATGAACGTTGCCGCATTGCATGATAATGAGTGGACTGGTATGCGTGACATCATGAAAGCATGCCATCACATTGCGCGTGAAACAGAAGCCTCAGTATTTGTACTACATCACACATCTGAAAATGAAGGTGAACCAACTAAACCACCAGCACGTAAAGCAATTCAAGGTAAAGTCTCACAACTACCTGAAATGATTTTAACAGTTGCGATGGAACCAGAGCATGGAGAGTTTCGTATAGCATGTGTAAAGAATAGGTTCGCTAAACATTCTGCTATGGGTAATGACTACGTAACTTTGTATTCAGATGCATCACGTATGAAGTTGTTTGAATCAGCATTAAGACAGCACGTACAAACACATTGGAGAATTGATAATGTCAGCGCAGAATAAACGCAAAGGGTCTAAGTTTGAAATAGATGTAATGAAATGGTTTAGACGTAAAGGATATAACGCTGAACGTTTAAGATTATCAGGTTCAAAAGATGAAGGCGATTTAGTTGTTTACGTTGCAGGTGTTCCTTATTTGTTTGAATGTAAAGCAACAAAGAAGATAGACTTGCCACAATTTTGGCGCGAACTTGAAGCAGAAGTGATACACTATGCAGAAGCAAGAGAACTAAAAGTTAACCCAATCGGTTACGTGTTAGTTAAAAGACGTAATGGCAGGATAGAAGATGGTTGGGTAATACAGACACTAAAGCAATGGAGCGAACAGTATAAACCGTGAATAACAAACATGATTTAGTTGCAGTCTTACGTCACTACGGAACTAATTGTCCCGAAAGAAGACAATGGTCAGCAATTAAATGTGTTATCCACGACGACACACACGCATCAGCAGCAGTAAGTCCAGACAGAGAAATGTTTTTCTGCCACGCATGTGACTTCACTGGAGATGTTTACGAATTGATTATGAGAAAAGAAGGAGTTGCGTTTAAAGATGCTGTCAGCAGAGCAGAGACAATTACTAACGGAAGCCGCCGAGAATTATCACACCAATATCAACGAGCAAACAATCTCCTACCTCAAGTCAAGAGGAATAACAAAAGAAGTGGCAGGTTCATTCCTACTAGGGACAGTTACTAGCCCTATACCAGGACACGAACATGCTGTCGGTTGTTTATCAATTCCTTATTTAACTAAAGCAGGAGTTGTTGGTGTTAAGTTTCGTAAGGTAGATAACACAACACCAAAATATTTATGGGCTACTGGTCAAAAGATTGGTATGTTTAACGTAATAGATTTAATGCACGACATAGAAACTATAGCGATATGTGAGGGTGAACTTGATACGATTATTCTTTCTGGCTTGTGTGACATCCCTGCTGTTGGGGTTGCTGGTGTAAGCCAATGGAAACCTTGGTTTCCGATATTGTTTGAAGGATACAAGAACGTTTTAATTTTTGCAGATAATGATGTTAAGGAAGATGGCCGTAACCCTGGAATGGAACTGGCTAAGCGCATTAAAGAAGATTTAAACAATGCAACTGTTATTCATCTACCGGAAAATGAAGATGTTAATGATGTCTATTTAAAGCATGGTGCTCAATGGTTTCAAGAGAAAATAACTTGGTGAAATAAATGACTACAATTATTGGATTACAGGAAAAAGATTCTTGTTTACTTATAGCAGATTCACGTGTAACAGATGATTCAGGTAGAACCTATTCTCATCCAAGAGTTAGTAAGATAACTAAACGAGGTAAGTTTCTTATTGCAGGTGCAGGTTCAACTCAACCATGTGACATCGTCCAACACATGTGGAAACCACCATCACCAACAACTACACAATACAAAGACTTATATCATTACATGATTGAATCAGTTGTTCCATCAATTAGAGTAGCGCTAACAGTCAATGGTTATCAACCTGATAAAGAAAATGATGACCCAGATTTTATATTTCTTATAGCAATCAAAGGAACAATTTTTGAAATAGATGAAACACTTTCAGTCTTGATGCGGGACGATGGTATCTACGGTATAGGTTCCGGCTCCGCTTATGCCGTAGGTGCGCTACAAGCGGGAGCAACATGGCGTCAAGCAATGAATATCGCTGCTAAAAACAATGTGTTCACCGCTCCACCTTTTATTACACATAAGCAGACCAGATGAAAAGAGAATTTATTGGTGGACCAATGGATGGTACAGAAGTACCAGTTGACGAAGATGAAGAAGTTCTTGACGAAATACATGTTGATATAATAGATGAACGTTTAAACAATTTAGTTCATGTTTATACTGAAGATGAAGAAACAGGTAACTATCAATATCAAGGGCAGTTTAAAAGAAATGAATTGGAGGAAGATGAGGATGAATAATGACACAAATGGAATGGGAACAGGTGCTAATACTCCTAATGAATCAGGGGTTCAAGATAGTGGCGCACAACAGGTTAACGGAAACAATAACCGTAAGGCTCCCACAAACTTTTTCTACGACCACCCAGCAGTTACCGACCACGGAAGTGGCATAGCCCTACAAGACTTAACATCTTTTATGGAATCATTCAACGATTATGTTGTGAGCCGTATCAAGGGTGTTGGTGCTGACCAGTATATGAAGTCAACAGGTCAGTTGTTTGAAACGTTTACCGTTAAAGAAACAGTTGATGAACTGTTGGCAGAGTTGGCTGACACTATTGCTTACACTAATTTTATTGCTATCAAAGTGATAGCACTATCAAATGCTATTAAGGATAAACAATGAAACGCATAGTAGTGCTATCGGATATGCAGATACCTTTGCATGACAAGAAAGCAATAAAGAATGTAATAAAGTTTGTTAAAGATTATGAACCAGACGAACTCTTTTGCGTCGGTGACGAGGCTGATTGTTTAGCACCAGCACGTTGGTCTAAGGGATATGCTGCGGAACATAGTAATTTACAGAGAGACCTTGATGAGACTACACGCATCATGGGTGAATTTCGTGAAGCATTAGGTGATTATCCATTTCATCTTATGCGTTCAAACCACGGCGATAGAATACAAAGATATATTGAACGAGATGCCCCAGCACTTGAAACATTACGTGATTTAAAATATGAAAAACTTTTAGGTTATCGTGATTTAGAAATCACTTATCACAATAAACTATGGAACTTTGCCCCAGGTTGGGTAATGGGACACGGCGATGAAGGACCTACCAGTAGATACAGTGGTGGCACAGCGATGTCACTTGCTAAAAAGATTGGGATGAGTGTCGTCTGCGGACACACACATAAATTAGGATACCTACACGAAAATAAATCTTTCAACGGAAAATATATTTCAAGTCTTTATGGGTTTGAAGTTGGAAATATGATGGACTTAAAACAAGCCACATATTTAAAAGGAGGAAGCGCCAACTGGCAAACCGCTTTTGGTTTGCTTTACATTAACAAAGGGAAAGTAACACCAGTACCGGTACCAATAATAAATAACTCATTCGTAGTAGAAGGTAAAGAGTACAAATGGTAGAAGAACCTAATCAAATTGACCAATTACCTTCTGGTTGGACTACAGAATATTATTTAAGAATTATAGCGCAAGAACTTATAACCATAAGGAAAGAATTAACAGAAAGAAAGACACAATAATGGTAGAAGAAGACAAGTGGATTAAAGATGTAAGCGATGTAGCACAAACAGTTGCTTACACAATTACAAGAA